TTATGCTCGGTCATTAGCCAGAATGCGTGCTCTGGTGTAAATCCTGCTTTACGAGCTGCTTTATAACATTCATGCAATGCGGTGTAATGCTGATCGATCTTTGTTAATGGTTCAGGAGATTGGCGAACGACACGACGATTGATCTTTTTGCGTTTGATAGGTTTTCGAGTGTTCGCCATAAATAAAATTATCGCTTACTGATTAAGACAAACAGATCATCGACACGCTGTTCTAATCTTGTAATTTGGTCTTTGATCGAACTTCCAGAATTGGGCTTTAATTCTTGTAAATAAGATTTAATAACCCAGCGCAGACCCAGCAACAAACTTGTTGATATGGCGCATACGCCAACGGCGATACCAACCCATTCGTTGGCTGTCATTTCGCATTAATTCCATAATCAGCTTCTTTGCCAGACTTTGGATCTAATGCTTTTGCTATAGGTGCAACTAAAGCACCAGCCAAAATTGCAAACTCTGGTCGAATGTCAGCGACAATTGCCAAAAGGACAGTAATACCGGAAGCAGCCACAGCTCTTAAATATGACTTAATTGCAGCCTTGTGTTTGTTGGATAGTTTCATTGATTGCCTCCTAGTAGTGGGATGTTAAAGAACTCTCCTGTTTGTTTTGGATGGAATGAAATATGGATATGTTTTGTATGGGAATTTATGCCCTTATATCTACGCCATCGCCAGTTTAATAGTTTGCTGGCAATATGATGATTGTGAATAACATATTTGATCCGCTTATCTGTTTTGCCAGCAATTCGGATTTGATCGGCAAGGTAGGCAGATATGCCTTCGGCTTGACCTAGATCAGCTGTAATGTCAATGCCACAAACTTCGCCCGAAGGCAAGGCGTTGTGATCCGATTTTACTTTTTGATGCCTTGCGTCTGAAATCCAGCCGTCCGATTTTCTAGATCTATCAGGAAAGCAATCATCAATTTGTTCTCTAAGTTGGACTGCTGCTTTAGATAGGTAAGGTTTCATTGGCACAATTTCTCAAGATTATGCTGTGAGGGTATTAAATTCCTCTTGGCTTAACCCCAAGCGTTTTAACAATTCTACCTTTTTGCCTTCCGCAGTATTTTGCCATGCTTTATAATCTTTCAAGGCTTTTACAAGTTCAGCATTAGTTGGTTCTGCTTGATTTTCGTCAAGCCAAGTTAATTCATCATTTTTTAATGTGTAAACAGCATTTGGTCTAATAAATTGGATTGCTGTTATTTTGTCTTTGTGTTCCATTATGCACCAATTTCCATTACTACGATTGAACTATTTACTGTATTGCTTGAGTTATACGCTTGTACTGCGACACTTTGCCCGCTAACTGTTGAAGCAAATCTAATTTTATATGTGGTTGCTGATGTGGTTGCAGGTGAATCTAGATAAACTAAAGTAACTGCACCGCTATCTTGATCAGATGCACCAGTGTATCCAATAATATCGCTAGTAGTAAAGATTTGCGTTCCACCTCTATCAATTTCTAGTTTAACAGCATTGTTGGTATTTCCAGCAGGCTTATTGTAACCATTAACATTTGCAATAATTAAAACTTTATTGCTTGCTGATGTAGGTGTAATTGCTTGTTCTAAACCAGTATCTTGATAACTTGTTGATGAAGTTGTAACCATACCAGTGACAGTATCTTGTAAAACCTGCAATACTTTACCGCCACCAGCAGCAGGAGTTGCCCAAGATGGCACACCGCCAGCAACAGTTAATACTTGACCTGTTGTTCCAATTCCTAATCTTGCAGGTGTGCTTGCAGCGCTTGCATAAATTGTGTCGCCTGTTGTAGTAAGTAAAGCATTTTGAATTGCATTGGCATCATCGGAAGTTGCCCAAGTTGGCACTCCACCAGCAACTGTTAAAACTTGTCCAGTTGATCCAATTCCAAGTCTTGTGTTTGTATTTGCTGTCGCTGAACGATATTCAATATCGCCAAGAGTTGTGGATGGATTTAAGGCTTTTGTTGTTGTATCAATAGATGAACCAAGCGTGCGAATAGCAGCTGCGCCATCCTTAACCAGATCGGTGTCGTCTGGTGTTTCCCAATTATAATTCGTAGTGTTTGCCATATTAGGCTACTGCTCCAATCGCATTTTCCCATGTAAGTGTACCACTTAGAGTGTTCCAAGCCTCTGAGGCTGATACTTGTTCCCACTCCAATGCAACCTGTGAGAATTCGATCGGACTCAAATTTATAGTTAAAAATAATTCGTTGAATCTAGTGCTCCAACGCCAGCCTTCAACATAACCCTCAAACTGTAAGGTCGGGGCTATTTGAACAGGCAAGTCTGTTATTCGCATTGGCTGACCAACAAAAATTTGCAACAAAGCATCTCGGTCTGCATCGTCAATGGCTGAGTTAGTTAATGGGAATGTAATGCTGTCGAATAAGGCTCTTGGATAGGATCTAAGCGCAATAAAGCGATCAGCCACATCTTGAGCATCATTACCATCATGCAAAACTGTATTTAATGATTCGCCTCTATAACCAAACAAAGCAATACTTGTGGCATCTATCGCAGTTCGCTCTGACCCAAAGCCTGAACCAAATCTGACCACAATATCATTGCGAACATCTGCACCTCTAGTCAAAACCTTTAATCCTGCTCCAATAGCTGTGTTGGCTGAAATATCTGTATAACCATTATTAGCGAGATAATTTTGCCTGTGAATGCTGTCTGCATAACCAATTCGTCCTTGATTGTCCTCGTACAAAACGCCAAATGCGCTGTTAGCAATAAGGCTTGCAATGTTATAAACAGTATCAGGATCAGCTGATCTTGCCCTTATATCATATTGCCCTGGACGATCAATTTCGCCAAGTCCTAAATTTTCAGCATTTGCCCAAGTAGTAGTTGGATCATAGCCTGACCATGTTTCAGCTGCTGGCACTTCATTCCAATTGTTTAAAAATAAATCTGAAAGCAATTCATAAATCTGATCGCCGTCATCATCTCGAGCCAATGAACCTTCATAAATTACTTTAGGCAATTTAGCCAATGAACCTAAAGCGAGAATTGTATAAGTAAAGGTTTCGGCAATACTGCTTGCCGTTGCAACCTCAGTTGTAATGTCTGTGATGTTGCCACCAAACAAAGTCCGATAAACATTTGTGCTGTCCTTGACTTGTAAAGTCAATCCGTCATTAACTTGCAAATTATAGTTTTCATTATTCAAAGCAACCAATTCAATTTGCAAATAAGATGGATTGGGTTGTGAGTAAATATCTTCACGACCAGCCTGATGGGCAATGTCTGAAATTGCTACATTTGTGTATTCAACTCCATTAACTGTTAATTGATATTCGGGAGTAAATACAGTCATTATCCGCCCTTGATGCCGTTATTGTAAAGCTGTGGAACTGATCTAGATGCGCTGTTATTTAATACCTTTGCAACTGCTCTTGCAGCACCTTCACTATCAACGGCTTGAACAGTAATGTTATTAACTGTCGTGCCAGCCCTTGCAGCACCTGTTGCTAATTGAGCAGCGGTAGCAGGTTGAGCATTAGCCACAGCAGAAGCAGCTTGACCGAATGGAGTTCCAACGGAAGTTGATGAACCTATGGTGCTAATGTTTGGCAAAATTGGGATTGCATTATAAGCATTAATTAACCTATTAATTCCTGATATTGCATTATCAACAGCTGTTTGAATTGCAGATATAACTTTGCCGATGATATCAACAATTCCACCAGCAATAACTCCAACAGTCTTTAATGCTGCGCCTAAGCCAACAACTAAAACTGGAATAATTACATTAGTAATAAATTGACCGAATGCGTCAAATGCTTCTTGATTATCTTTGATGGCTTGTTTAATTGGATCAAAGTATTTAGCAAACTCTTGTAATCTAGGCACTACTTGATTGACAATAAGATCAACAAATCTTTCAACAAATGGAAGTAATCGATAACCAATTTCTTCTTGCGCTTCAGAAAATGCTTGCTTTAATCGATCAATTCTGCCTTGAAATGTTTCAGCGTTTGCAGCTGCTGCACCACCATATAGGTTGGTTAAGACTTTAGTAGTTTCTGTAAAATCCATTGCTTTAGCATCGGCTTGAGTTATACCAATGCCAAGTCTGACTAATCTTGTATCTTGTCCTTCATAGCCTTTTGATAATGCCTCGACAACTGTGCTGAGTTCTTTTCCAGTTCCTTTTGATATATCAATTGCAAGGTTAAGCAGTTTTTGTGATTGAGTTGTATCTTTTGTTGATACAGACAATCTCTGGAATGATGCTCTCAAATCATTGTCTGTGATACCGGTGGCTAATTGGGTTGAACGGATGTATTCCTCAGTTGCCTTAATTTGGGCATCAGTAGCCCCTGTGGCGGTCTTTAAGGCAGCAGCCAACCTCAACTGTGCTTGTTCATCCTCTATCGCTGATTTGACCCCGTCAACGGCTAATTTAGTGCCATAGGCAACGGCAGCAGCAGCAGCCACCGCGAATGCAGCAGCAGCCTTTTTTCCAAATTCTGCAATCTTGCTTGCATTACTTTCAACGGCATTGTCAGCTTCGCCAAGTTTCTTTTTAAGATCATCAACATCGGCAAGAATTGATAACTTTAAGGTGCGATTACCGGTAGCCATTAGACCCATTCCTTGATAATGCGATCAAAACTTGCTTCCCATTTGTTGATCAATTCAGGCTGAATTCTGCGAAGGGTTGGATAGATAAACCATCCCCGACTACCTCTGCCTTGCCGTCCTGAATATGCAGGAAACTGTTTGAACTTATTTGAACCAAACTCAACACCACCCCATAGGGTTTGCGTAGTAGCACCACCTGAAAACTTTTGTCTTGCGAAGCCATAACGGAACTCACCGATTTTGCTTGACTTTGAGATGCTAACTCCGTCCGCAACTCTTTGCGCAACTTTGCCAGATTTTGTTCTTGTTTGAGCAGCTGCCTTAATTTCCTCAGATGCAAAATACGCCAGCGCAGAAGATTGAGTTCTTGCTTCCTCTGTTGCTTGGTCATCCATAAGTTTGAATGCTTTATAAATATCACGCAGATCAGACTTATTGTAAGCAATGGTTTCAGTTGCCATTTCTTGCCTCCAATATCTCGAT